GCATGGTAGTTGTCGTACTCTTTACGGTAGTTCCGTTTAGCACGGGCAGGTCTTTTGGGTACACGAGGTGCCATTAGCTGTTTACGATTTTGTTGTACGCAGCGCGTCCCTTGGGGCCACTAGCGCGAAGCGCACGTAGACCAGCATTGTCAGTGACGGAGCCACCGGCAGAGTACATATGCGCCTTGCCGTTAGCCATTCCACCCTTCATCATCTTCTTACGCTTGACCATTCCGCCACCCATCATCTTTTTCTTCTTTTTCTTTGCTCCGGCTTTCTTTTTTCCGTAGTGATAAGGCATAGTTATCTCCTTGTTACCTGTATGTGGTAGACTCTATTGCCCCAGCGGGCCCAAACAGGGTACGGCCATATCATTCTGACGGTGCCGGTAGTGTCCCTGCTTCAAACGCTTTTAACTTATCGCGTGAGAAACCAGTGAACTCCTGTATCAGTGCAACTGAGTCTGTTTTCTTTTCTGTTGATAATAGACCCGAAATCTTCATTAATGTTTCTAGTGCGCGCAACTTATCTGCATCTCGTGCATCGGTCTTATCTACTACTTCTTTCGCTTGTTCTAATAGATACGTCTTGGTAATACCAAGGTCGTTCATCAATTCTTCTACTTCTTTGTTCACAAGTGTCCTTATCTTCTTTTGTTTTAGCAATACTTTTGTACGTTTATGAGCATAATCCCTGTTATTGGTCTTGTAGACATTCAAATACGCTTCTACTGGTTCTCTACCCAATGCTACCATTTTAGCGAACAATCTTTCTCTGGTTGTGATAAAACGGCTTTCGTTGTACTTCTTGAAGGTATAGATGTCTTTTGGTGGGTCTCCAGTAAGCTGATGGTCTTCTGTGGCAAAGGATGTACCTAGTAATGTCCTTACGTAGTAGGTACGCTTGCCTTTCTTGTCGTTGTACATCAATGCTTTCTTTAGAATGGTCAATATTTGTCCATCATCGCTTCTGACCCATTCGCCTTCCTCCGCTGTTCTCCAGTCCTCATTGATGTCTTCTTTTAAGTGGTGCTTACGAAACTCGTCCTCATCTTTGTACAAATGGTAATCAACGCCCTTAATGGTCTTGATGTACATTTTAAGCCTCTGCGGTGAACTCGGGGTCAAACGTATCGATAAGCAGAGGCAGCTCAATCTCTTCAATGATGAGCAGTATCTCTGTCATGTAATGAAAGTCCCCAGTCTCCTTGAACTTGCTGGTCAATGACTTCAGTTCATCAATCGCTGGTGCTATATCAAAAATACCTTTTGGTGCGTTAGATTCCATGCAGTAAATATAAAAACAGATAAATTGGTATACAAGAAAAAAGGTGTTGACAGATATAGGTTAAAACTAATAAATTTCATTGTCGGTTGAAGCGAATGTATAATATTATTAATATATTAATATTTAATATATTATATTTTAATATATTAATATTATAATATTATAATATTAGCGCAGTATTAATATTTTAGCGGCGGTGCTGTATATCCTACCTCGGTTACATAGTCCTCCTTTGTTTGCACCGCTGCTTTCTCTTTACTATAGCCGGCGCGCTCTCCCAAAGAGCTTGCGCCCGGCGCTACCTAAAATCTCTAAAATTTTTAAAAAATAATATTTTTATGTGTGCCTTTCTTTTATTCTGCACCCGGCCCCCCTCGTTAGGATTTCAGGTTAGAAAAGTTAGGTTGAGAATTACGGTTCAGGTTCTTTTAGGTTAAAAATTCAGGTAGAAAGTAGAGCAACGGTAAACTTTTTTCTCGTCGACAAATAATTTTTTTTTACTTTTCTTGGAACTTTCTTGGATTCTCAGCGTAGCAAAGAGCAGTACGCTCTTTGACAATTTGATTATCATTTGACCCCCTCGGTACGCCCGTTGGTGGTCAGTGGTATTGAGGCCGTCCCGAGGGACAGCGGTCAATAAAACTTACTCAATCACAACTAAAAAAAGGATAAACATATTATGAGTTATTTAGACGAAATAGTACCTAATCTTACTAACGGTGAATCAGTATCAAACGAGGGCTTGCAAAGGCTTGCATTAGAGATAATGAAAGGCCAAGACCCGGAACCGGAACCCGAGATTATTGAGCCAGTTATTGAACAGCCCGTACCTGCTATGGATATTTTCAAGCATACGGTTGACTCAGTACCGGTTTATATCAAGGACAGCAACGGTTCATTAGTTGAGGTTACTGGCTTTCATGCTATGAACCGTACTAGAAAAGATGGTACGTCAACGGAACCTGAAATATTGCACGTAGCACCACGTACTACAGCAATAATAACGATGGAACAAATCGAGTCTGTAGCACACGAATTAATCAAGTGCGGTTACAAGCTCACTGGTTCAGGTGAAATGAAGAATAACCGTTGGTTATTTATCGAACTTGAGCACGCTGATTTGCCAACGCTCGAATTTGACGGTACCAACCTAGTTCCTAAGATGTGGATTGGTTCAAGCCATGACGGTTCGTTGGCCATGAAAAGCACGGTTAAATTAACCGATACATGGTGTGAGAACACTTTCATGCTTAACAGCGCTAGTGAGCTTCTTTTCAAGGCTAAGCATACCCGTAATGCTGATATTAAGATTCAAGATTATGAGCAGGGTATTCGTTCGGCTTCTGATTTGATTAAAGAATACTACTCTTTAGCCGAGAAGATGAACGATACCTCTTTTGTAGGTCAGCAACGCTT